AAGAGAAGCTACGCAGTGATCGTTGTTGGGTTACCTTTAAGAAGGTAAACGGCGATATGCGAACGATGTGGTGTACTCTTAAAACGGAGTATTTACCAGAGCAACAGGACATTGAAGAAGTTCTAGTTAAGCCAGAAGATGAACCCAAAGCAATTGCTGTATGGGATTTAGAGAAAGAGGCTTGGCGGTCTTTTCGAATTGAGTCTATGGTTAGATTTGAGATCAACAGCTATTTACATCAAAGTGATTTTTCATGGTCGAAATCGTAGAAGGCAAACTCATTCGTAATGAGACTAATGCGAATGCGATGGGTGGAACTGAAATGATGGCAATTGGAATGCAAAAGCGTATTCCACAAGAGTTGCTAAAGAACTTTCAGATTATCCACTCTCGCACTCGTGAATTACGAGATGATTTGAAAAAGATTCTTGTATGTCACGATTTAGCAGGAGACCCTGAAGTTGCCCACTTGAAAGATGGCGGCTATAAGAAGTATGATAAGCTGGTGTTCGTCTCTCAGTGGCAGTTTCAGCAGTATCATGATTTTCTAGGTGTGCCATACAGTCATTCTCATATTCTCAAGAATGCTATTGAACCCATTGACAATCATGTTAAGAGTAAAGATGGTAAAATTCGTATCATCTATCATACTACTCCTCATCGTGGGTTAGGTCTACTATATCCTATCTTCGATGCTCTAACTAAGCAGCATGATAATATCGAACTTGATGTGTATAGTTCCTTCAAGATATATGGATGGGAGCAGAGAGATGAGCCATACAAGGCTCTATTCGACCAACTGAAGCAACATCCGAAGATTCGCTATCATGGGTCAGTATCTAACAAAGAGGTTAGAAAGGCGCTACAAAGCGCTCACATCTTCGCCTACCCGTCTATCTGGCAAGAGACTTCGTGTATTGCGTTGATTGAAGCCATGTCTGCTGGGTGTCTCTGTGTTCATCCAAACTACGCTGCTCTACCAGAGACTGCTGCTAATATGACTACTATGTATCAGTGGGATGAGGATGTGCAAATTCACGCTAACAGAGCGCATAGGTATTTGGAGAGTGCTATAGAGCATATCAAAACATATGGTGTGTTAGATATGACTTTACAAATACACAATACAAACAACACTTTCAATTGGCTTCGCCGTCAAAAGGAATGGATTCAATTTTTATCATCTTTTTAGAAGAAAAGGGTTGACATTTGTTTCAATACGATATATATTATTCATAGTGAACAATAAAGGATAAACAAGTGATTCTCGTAGATATGAACCAAGTGATGATTAGTAACGTCATGGTTCAAATTGGCAACCATCATAATGTCGAGTTTGAGGAAAGTCTCATTCGACACATGGTTCTCAATTCAATTCGCTCGTATCGTCGAAAGTTCGTCAAAGATTATGGAGAACTCGTTCTCTGTTTCGATGATAAGAACTACTGGCGACGAGACGTATTCCCATATTACAAAGCAAATCGCAAGAAGTCTCGTGAGTCTTCTGAACTTAACTGGAACGAACTGTTTCGTATCCTAAATCTTGTGCGAGATGAAATCAAAGAAGTTTTTCCATACAAAACAGTTCAGGTTGACCGTGCTGAAGCAGACGATGCTATTGGCACAATCTGTCATAGGTTTGGTGTTGAATTGAACGCTGGCTCAACAGAAAAGATTTTGATTCTTTCTGCTGATAAAGACTTTATTCAACTGCACAAGTATGCTAATGTAACACAATACGATCCTATTCGTAAGCGTTGGCTTCGTCATGCTAATCCTAATCAATACATAATGGAACACATTATGAAGGGTGATGCTGGTGATGGTGTACCTAACATGCTATCAGCAGACGATTGCTTTGTTATGGGGTCTCGGCAGAAGCCAATGACTCGAAAGCGTATTGAGCAGTTCATGGACGAAATTGAAAACGACTGCTTTTCGAATGAGTATGTTCTTCGAGGGTATCAGCGCAACAAGGCAATGATTGACTTGTCTATGGTGCCTGAGTATATTCAAGAGCAAGTAATGACTAAATACAATGAAGAGAGTGGTGATCGCTCTAAACTTTTTAACTACTTCATTGAAAAACGATTGAAAAATCTTATTGAAAACATAGGTGAATTTTAAATGCAACTATCTATTTCTGAAATCTTAGACAAAGCATCTAAGATGAAATCCAAAGCCGAGAAAGTAAAATGGCTCAAGCAGAATGAAGCGAAGCCATTGAAGACTGTACTCAAAGCAACGTACTGTCCTTCTCTCAAATGCCTCTTACCTGAAGGCATTCCTCCATATACACCATCAGAAGCAGTAGATGACCACGGTATGCTGTATACGAATTCAAAGCGTATACCATATTTCTATGAAGGCACTGGCACAAATGTTAAGCCAATGAAGAGAGAGCAGTTGTTCATTCAACTTCTTGAAACTGTCAATAAGGAGGATGCGCTCCTTCTTCTTGATATGAAAGATGGCAAGCATGTTAAGGGATTAACTGTAAAGACAATCAACGAAGCATTTCCAAATTTAATTGCAGAGGATGTTAAGGCTAAAAATGGGTAAAACGTATCGTCGAGAGAAAAATGTTTGGGATGATAATCCAAATCGATTTGAGCGCAGAGCAACCGAGCGTAAGAACTCTCAAAAAATGAAAGAATATGCCTATCAAGAGAGGCGTAAACAGAAAAACAAAATTCGTGAAACGGAGCATTATGAAGAACTCTAAGTTGATATTGACAGATTGTGATGGCGTTCTACTTGATTGGTCATATCGATTCTTCGAGTTCATGGACGAAAAGGAATATACGCTATCTGATGGTTATCAACGTGTCTATGGCATCGATAAGATATTCAATGAAGTCGTTGACAAGGCTGATGGTCGTAGACTTGTAACAGAGTTTAATGAGAGTGCTTGGATCGGGTTTCTACCCGCACTCAGAGATTCAGTGAAGTATGTAAAAAAGCTGAACGAAGAGCATGGATATATCTTCGGCGTGATTACATCACTCTCTACTAACTCATATGCTATATCCCTTCGTGAAGAAAACTTAGTGAGAATATTTGGAGAAAATGTTTTTGACTTCATCACTTGTATTGAAACAGGTGCTGATAAAGACGCTGAGTTGATGAAGTTTCAAGATTCAGAATGCTGGTGGATTGAAGATAAAGTAGAGAATGCAGAATGTGGGTTGAAATTTAACCTCAATCCAATTCTCATGCGACACACGCACAACGAAAGCTATATTACTTCAAATATGCGTATTGCAAGAAATTGGAAACAAATATATAACATTGTCACTGGAGAAGAATGATGCCTACATATTCATTTGAGCATATTGAAACTGGTGACACCATGACAACCTTTTGTACATGGGAAGAATCGCAAGAAGTTATTAAAGATGGTAGTTATAGAATGTTAGTCTCTGCACCCGCTATTGTATCAGGTACTGGTAGTACTACTGGTAAAATCGATAACGGGTTCAATGACGTTTTGACAAGAGTGAAAAAAGCCAATCGGGGATCAAACATTCAAACAAAGTAGGACAATCCATGCTCGCAAGTCCAGACCGCCTCACAAAAAGACAAAAAAGAAATTTGCGCCAAGATAAAATCTTGGATAAATCTGGAAAACTGAACGTAGGAGAAAAGTTTAAACTCAACCCAATCAAACCAATGACTATAGCACAAGAAGACGCTTTTCATTCCTGGCATAACGATTATCATTTGATGCTTCATGGTATTGCTGGTACAGGTAAGACATTTATTGGTTTATATTTAGCACTCAAATCTGTGCTTGAGGAAAAAGATTTTAATAAAGTATTCATCATCAGGTCAGTTGTACCGACAAGAGACATGGGGTTTTTGCCCGGCAATCAGAAAGAGAAGATGAAGGTGTATGAAGCACCTTATCAAGACATTGCTAGAAAGCTATTCAATCGTGGTGACGCTTACGAGATACTAAAGACAAAGAATGTTGTGGAGTTTATGTCAACTTCATTCGTTCGTGGCATCACGCTAGATGATTCGATTATCATTGTGGATGAAGTTCAAAACATGAGTGCAATGGAGTTGCATTCTGTGATGACAAGAGTTGGTGAAAACTGTAAGATTATATTTTGTGGAGACGTTCGTCAAGATGACTTGACAAGCGAACGAAAAAAAGAACTGAGCGGATTAAGAGATTTTTTACGCATTATAGATAATATGAAAGAGTTCGACTTTATCGAATTCACTGCTGAAGATATTGTTCGCTCAGACCTCGTAAAGTCCTATATTATAGCGAGGTCCAAACTGGGACTAGATTGATGAAACACTTTAATCATGTGAAGGCTCCAACACTAACGGAGCTAATTGCTGAAACGACGGGTAGCGGTAGGGTGTACAACACGCCTGACGGAAATCGCTACCCGTCAGTTACGACTATACTATCAGAACTAAGCAAAGCAGGCATTGCTGCTTGGAGAAAACGTGTTGGCGCAGAAGAAGCTAATCGCATTTCTACACAAGCTGGTTCTAGAGGTACAAAGGTTCACCAAATCTGTGAAGACTACCTCAACAATAAGCCTGACTATCTTGATGGTCAGATGCCAGCGAACGTCTTTACGTTCAAACAAATTCAACCTATCTTAGACACATATATTGATAACATTCAATATCTAGAAGCACCCCTGTATTCTGACTTTCTGAAAACAGCGGGCAGGGTAGATTGTATCGCAGAGTTCGACGGGAAACTCTCCATTATTGATTTCAAAACATCTCGTAAACCCAAAAAGAAAGAATGGATTTCTAACTACTTTATGCAAGCATCTTGCTATGCTGTAATGTATGAGGAACGGACTGAAATCCCAGTCAGTCGCACCGTAGTGATTATTGCGGTCGATGGCTCTGAACCACAAGTGTTTGTTGAAAACAGAGACAACTTCATTGAAGGGTTTGTGGATGCCAGAGTCTCATACAAGGAGAAGTATAATGTTTAAATTACTATCTGCAATTACTATCGCTGCTGTTATTATGATTTCAACTCCCGCAAATTCGGCTATATTTACTATGCCAGTCAGTTTGGTGTGTGACGATGCAAAAGATATTACAGAGTGGGTCGATAAAGAAGGTTATGTCTTGGTTGCAAGTGGGCTGACGAAAACCGCTAAAGGTGATATATTCATAGGTGTATACTCTCATAAAGAAGATTTGATTGTTATTGGTGTTGATCCTGAAGGTTATGCTTGCTTCGTCGTTGAAATTAATGAAGCACTAGAGTGGGAGTTTGATATGAAAAAGAATCTCCCTGAACCAGCAGATAAGAGCCCAAAAATTCCATCATAAAAAGGTTGACTTTATATCCCTTCTCGTATAGTATATAAGAATACTAATGAGGAGAAACAGAGATGACGATGCATATGCTTCCAGCTTACTTCAGTACAACGAGTACGAAGAAGCGGAAACAAAAGAAGTCGAAGAAGCAGCAACAAACAGATGCTGCTCATGCAAAGTTTCTCAAGAAGATGGGATATAAAGGGCCTGTAGTTCAGCGGTCAGAACCCGCCGCTCATAACGGCGTTGTCGTAGGTTCGAATCCTGCCGGGCCCACCAAACTTTCTAACCAAATTCCAACTGGTGTGGCACCAAAAAAAGAACCTATGCAATATAGCGGTAAGCGTAAGCTACTTGGCATTGCAACGATGCACAAGAGTAATATGGTGCCAGTGTTTTCTACTGAAGATGCTGAAGAACTAGCAAAGATGAGGAGATAATAATGACTGATGCTGTAGAAGAAAAAGATTACGTCGTTGTAACTTGTATTTCATCGTTTCGCATACGTTATGTAATGCATAAGGATGATTTGCCTAAGAAGCATGGCACTGCAATTGAATGGGCTGAAGACACTGTAACGCAGGAAAATTGTGAAGATTTCTCTCAAAAACATATGGGAGAATACATTACAGACACTACTACCATGAACGAAGATGAAATACTGGAACTGTTCGATAAAGACAATGATTATTTTAAAGGATGGGATAAGAATTACAAGGTCGAATGGATTCGCAAGAGTATAGCCGGGTATGGATCGGGTATGGATCAAGCCGGAATTGATGATTGAAAAATGAAGGTGTCGATTAAATCCTATAATGATCGCTGGGTCAGTTATGTTCATGATCGCTACATGGATAAAAAATACAATCGAGAATGGACTGAAAGTAACACTCGACTCGAAAAAACACTTGAGACACTTCAAGATGGTCTTCAGTGGGTATACAACAAAACCATTAACAAAACTTTAGACAAACTCGAAAGACAAAGATTCGAAGTGCGTATTGATCCTTGGGACACTTGGAGTGTGGATCACACCCTTGCTCCTATTATCCTGCCTATGCTTATACAGTTAAAAGCTACAAAACATGGCGCTCCCCTTGTAACTAATTCAGATGTTCCAAAAGAACTACAAGCTACTAAAGAGAATATTGATGAATACTGTAAAGGTGGCAATGCTGATTCTAAACATTTTGAGCGTTGGGACTGGGTGCTAGATGAAATGATTTGGGCATTCGAACAAAAATGTAGAGATCATTGGCAAGAAGATTACTATGGTCCATACATCGAAGGCAAAGACGGTGAACTTTTTAGTGGTCGTTTTGAATGGACTGACGACGAAGGTAGCAAAGCACATCAACTACGAATGACCAACGGGTTTAGGCTGTTTGGTAAATATTATGAACATTTGTGGGATTGAAAAATGACCGAAATATCTAATCGACTTGATACTTTAAAAGATGCCAAGGAGTATATTGAAAAATTAGAAAACCTCTTGCGTAAAGTGTTTCCAGAAAATTCTGGTCATTACTTTATCTCTAATGAACTTGGAAACAAGGATAACAATGGGCTACCTGATAAAATTGAAATCTGCCCGGCTTATGGATGTGATTTTTCTGTGGTCTATGAAAAAACTGATCGTGTAATTGGAGGAATGGGGTTATAAAATATGCCTTATTTTGATTTAAAAAATCGACCAACAATCGAAGCATATCGTTTTCCTGACCGGACAGAGAAACATGATCAAAAATTTGATGGTTTGATTTTCTTTTTAACAAGTTGTGGATTTGACCTTCATAACAATCTTGCTGT